TTTAATATCTCCATTTATCTGTGTGGCTATATCCTCAGCCAACTCCTTATAAATAAACCCGAATTGTTCATCGTAATGAAACCTACGGTATCGCTTGCTTTTCCAATATAGATTGACATACCAGCGTTTCCCCTTTGGATGTACGGTTGCCCTTTTCATGATAAGCCCCCCCTTAAATTCAGGAGCGAGCATAGCATAGTTTTGGCGGGCGGGGGGCATCTATTTTACAACCAGCTCCTTCCAATCTTCACAGGTTTCGTCATCTTCATGCACATCTTTTTGGTGCAGCTCACACCATTTCCATTCGCCAAGAGGATCTAGCTCGTGGTGTCTATCGCTGCAATGGTCACAGGTATTGCATATTCTAGCAGGGTTTAAATTCACTTTTCCCCGCCAGCACATATCGCAGGGCATATACTCATTGTTGCCTCTGATTCCTGGGCCATTATCGCCGTACCAGCCAGTATCGTGGCAATACTCGCATTCGTATTCTTTCATGGTTTCTCCTTTACAGGGCGGGGTTAGGCATTATTCTCTGGTACCTTTGCAATATTGCCGTATTTTTCTAATAGCGGTTCTATCTGCTCATAAAGGGGATAACCCTTTACCAATAACTGTACTGCATTATGGATTTGATCTTTAGCAAAGGCTAAACCAATCATTCCATTGTTTTGTAGATTGTAATCTGCATTAATTAATGCTTCCATGATTGATACTGACATCTTCCTCCCCCCTTTCAGCAGTCAAGTAATCCTTGACAACTATCCGGTATTTCCGGATGGTTCCTCTATCTCCTCACAACACTCCGGGCATTCCAGCGAGCCGTCGATCACAATAAACTTATGGCTATCGTCTACATACCCACAGTGTGGGCAGACCGTGTATTGACGTTCGGGCTCGTGGCCATCGTTAAAGGTGGTCATTTGTTTTTTTCCACCTCCTCAATTTGTACCAATTCAACATCCTTTCCCCAATATTCGCGAGCTGCTTTCTTGCTTTCGAAGCAAAAGAGTATGCCTGTGCAACCTGGGGGAAGGATCAGTTGTGTTTCGCGTCCGCTAACCGCAATCTTCCCCGTATGCCTTCGCATTGCTATGACTTGTTGTTTCATTCTCTCCCTGCCAGTCCTTCCACGTAGCTCAAATAATCCTCGCATACTTCCCCATGCTCATTTTCTCTGAACCGGCATGTCTGCTCACAGTACCGCTGATTCACATGGTTGGCTGCGATCTCAGGATTGTTGCATTTGATGGGATAGCCTTCAGGGGCTTCCTTGATTTCCGTCTGCGTTCTTTGGGGCTCTTCTTCGGGTCCAATCGTGGGTTCGGGGTCTGTTACCTCAGGCGTAGGCTCATTTTCCTGCTCAGGAGTAGCTATTTCGCCTGTGGGTGGACTTTCCGCTTTGTCTAAGGGATAAGTATCATCGGGATAGAGCTTTTCCCATTTCGCCTTGATTTCGTCTGCATAGGGATTGTCCATCCCTCGAATCATATCGAGGTTCTTGTGTACCCACGTGCTGAAGCCTGCGGAGCGGAGATTGAGGTACTGCTCACGGATGGGATCTTTTTTATCATCAAAAAAATCCGCATCAACAACCTTACCGCCTTTTTCCTCTTTCGCTTTCTCTACCCGTTGCCAGTTTTCGAAGCTCTTGTAAAAGCTATCAAAATCTTCCATTGCCTCGGCCTTCACTTGCTCAACAGGCATGTTGTAAGTATCAGCAGCTTTTTTGAGGAATGCACTGAGTTCATCTATGTCTAGGCTCTCTAGTTTGCCTATCTTCTCATCAAATTGCGTGGCGAGGGCCTCATTATCCTTTTCGCCGTTTTCCATGTCGATAACATCGCCATTGAGATTATCAAAGATGCCTTCCTGGGATTCGCCTGTGTATGCTCGATCTTCCAAAGCAACGGCTTTCTGGAATTCTACGCTCAAAGGAGCAAGTTTCGAATGCCGCTTGATGACCGTCTTTTTGGCCATCTCATCATAGTCTGTGACCCAAGGGCCATCGTCTTTTGCCTTAGAGCGTTGTCGTATTTTATTGATGTCATCCACGCTCATGTAGTCAAAGGAGTATCCGCCGTCTTTGTACTTGAAAATAACATAGGCGCCTTTCGCTTTCCCTCGATCCCTTTCAATAGGTATATGAGTAAGATCTTCATGGATACCGTATTTCAAAATAAACTCATCTCTTTCATAGACGACCTGAGCCGACACTGATTGAACTTCTCCGGATCTCCGGGCAAGAGATATATATCCCCGGTATCCAGGGATAAGTTGCGCCTCCATGCAATTTTTCTTGCTATTCCAAAACGGCACAAGGTATGCTTGGCCCAGGAATTGATCAGGTTCGAGCCCGAGCTGAGCGCAGGTCATTACGCACCTGAGCAAGCTAACAGGAGTACAGTCTAAGAGTTTGGGAGTTTGCTGGATGCTTGTCATGGCTACCCTGAGCAACCTATCGACAGGGAGATGCTTCGGGACGGCCATGGCAAGCTGCTTTCTTTGGCCTTCTAGGAAAGACCTGATTGTCTTTGCTTTTTGCACGGTAAGTGCTTTTTGTGATGTCATACTAATCCTCCTTTTTGTTTATTGTTTCTAGTTTATCAATGAATGCCTGTACTGCTTCTTTTCCGCATGGCTTTTCGGCTGGATGATTCCAAGGCGGCAAATTCCAGCCATACGTTTTATTCATATAGGTTCTGCATGTATTACAAAACATATTGCCATGAGATACGGCACCACACTCTTTACAGACTTCATGGTTTTCTGGCATATTAGCCTCACCTATTATCTATGTACTGCGCTTACTTTCTCGAATATCTTCACACCGGGGATCTCCCGGACACCCATTTTCACGGCGTTATTGATAAGCCGCTGATCCGGTGAGCAGTATTCCCGGGGAACTTTCTCGGGGTCCTCAATCTCTCCCACCCACTGTTTGCGCAGGTGCTGTGAATGCCCGCCCTCAGTATGAATGACATTCTCAGGCTTTGCCGGTTTGACAGGAGTAACGGTGGGTGCATCCACGCCGTCCTTTTTTGCCTGCTTATCAAGATCCGCCTGGAGTTTCCTGTTTGCTTCCTCGATTGCCTTCTCCTGTCTCCTGCGGGCGAGTTCAAGCTCGTATTGGTAATCTCCGCTTTTCCGGCTGAACTGGCCGGCAATATTTTTGAGCGGTTCTGTGAAGAACTTAGCGGCATTGTTCACCTGATTGATAAACTCCCGGTAAGGTCCGGTAATCTCAGACTTCCTTCCGTCTATTGCCTTAATTAAGCCCTTGGCAGTGGCCGCACCGTCAACGGCAACCTGGAAGGTGCCCTGATCTTTGACCTCAAGTTCTTTAGCCTGTTTCTCAAGATCTGTTAATTGTGGTTTGTATTTGGCGAACTCCTTTTGAATGGGCTCAATCTTGGGAGCCGTAGGAGTAAGCATTACAAAGGTTTTTTCCCTCTTTTCTTTTGTGGGTCTCGGTTTCCCGTTGGCCACCTGTGCAAAGTCAAGAGACATGGTTTATCCTCCTTTGAAAAAGTTATGGGCATTAAGGAGCCCGAGAAAAATGTTAAAATCCTGTGCGCTGTCTTCATAGCGCACCATTTTGGGGATGCCTCCATTTGGTTTGAGTTGCAGGGAAGCGATGACATCAACAGGATTATTATTGACGCGCAAAAGTTTATGATAAGCCACCATCTGCAACCGCCATGCTTTTGCTAGAGCAAGAGGCGTTTTCCAGTCAATCAGACCATATCCCAGCTTTCGAAGTTTCCCAAAGAAATCTATGTGACCCATGAACCCATAGGCAGGGTCGATAAACTCATGCTCGACAAAGATCACTTCCTCCACAAACTGCTCTTTCCAGGTCTGGAAACTGGCAATGTACCCGGCGCATTCAGGGTCGGGTTTCGGATACCAGAGGCCTTGCAGGATCGCCGCTATGATTGCGTGGACCTTCCGGCCCCTATCTGTAGCGCGAGAAAGTAAATGCTCAGGCACCATGGAGAAATCGACATACGGCGAAAGAATCTCTGTAACTCTAGGGTACAATGTATCCCTCCTTCACACCCCCACCCCAATACATCCTGGGCTTGAGGGGGATATTTCCTCGTCGAGCAGGGCGATGGCCTGGTCGATGGTTGGGGCTCTGTGCCAATTATAATCAATTACATATACTCCCCATTCGGTTTCTGAATAATAAGGGTCAGAGCAATAATGTGTAACTTTATGCTCGATCGAAAAATATGGTACGTTGCCGCCAAACTTACTTGCCAAATACTTCCGCATTTTCATATACGCTGTTTCCATATTCCCGCCTTTCCGGGGGCAATTCCCCGCCCCCGGTGGGGCTTGGTTAATCCAAGAACCTCTCTTTGGTAGCGGGGGGAGGAATCGAACCTCCGATAGCCGAAGTATGAGCCCGGCGCCTTACCACTTGGCGACCCCGCGTTGTTTTTGGTGGACCGAGAGCAGGTGGCAAGCATCTTCAGGGGTTGGATGAGGTGCGTTACGCAATCCCCTTTGCATTTTGTTTGCCATCTGCTGCACCATCTCGGTCCATTTGGGTGCTGGCAGGTTGGTTCACCGAAAACTCTCAGCGGTTTTTTAAAGTGGATGCCTCATACCACTAACGGTTTTTTCCTACCAGCATGTCACAATATATTTCAGAGAGTTTAGGTTAATGATTGGCTACATGGTTAAGCTGTTAGGTTCCCCTCTTAACGTCTCTAGCCTTATCCCCTCAGCCACATGCCTCAAGATGCCGTAGTCTGCTCCCTCTTTTTCAATAACATCAATATTGGTTAAGGTAGGGGCATGGTTGACTCGAACATCGAAGCTCGGATAAAAGGGGCGTACTTCCTTGATTAAATCCCTATAAGTGTGGGCCAATATCGTCAAAGGGCCGCAGCACTTAGTCAGGATAACTACCTGCTCAAACTCGTATATGTTTCGTATAGGTGAATCAGTACATATGATTAGCTCAACCACCATATAGTTAGATGAATCCCAAAATATAGGACAGTTATCAGACACACCAGCCAACCGATTCTGCGCCAGGTTTTCTCGCTCATTTATCTACCCTCCGCTACCCTATCTGCTTCTAATGCATTATCCACTGCATCCCTAAATTCAGGGTCAGTAGCGTATCTGTCCGATTGGAGAGACAGGACAGCTAAAATGTAATTGGTTTCTTTAAGCGTAGGTGCAGCGGCAATTAGGTTAGCGTTAGCTTTAGCAGCTTCATCATTGGCCATTCTGTCAATACGATCATCTGTTTTCCAGGCGGCGCAGATACCAATTTTACCGCTACGAATCAGCCATGATGCATCAGGCCATAATGTTTTATCTATTTGCCATGGTCCAGGTGTGTGTTTCATGCCGGTAATACCTCCCATGACCAGCCGAGTTCCCGCCACGTTTCCAGCCGGAAATCAATCTCGTCTCGGGTCATTTCGGTTGCGTCAAATTCTTGACAGTCCTGAAATTGGATCAGGAAAGGGGTTTCGTATGAGGTTTCAGAGATTTTGAATGCTCGGTAAAGTAATGGGATCATGATTCCCTCCTAAAAATAGATATAGTGTATGAATATCATCAGGCCCACTACGGCCAGAATTGCTATGCCTATGGAAAACCCGTTTAGTGCTGAGGGTCGCATCTGGATGCCTCCTTAAAAAACAGGATGATTGCGATTATACAGAGTAGCCATCCGATTATTATCCAGAGGATCATGGTTGCCCTCCTATTCTAGCTCCCCTAATTCGACTAAATCACCAACCGTCAGCCATTCGTCACAGTTAGGGCAGCGAATGATTACGGCCTCGTTTTCGTCCTTGAATACCGGCCAACAAGGCCATTCAATAATAATGGACTGCCCGCATTTGCAGTATTTGTATTCTCTCCCAAATGGCATGGTGGACTCCTGTTATGTAAGCGTAAGCTTGTAATCAAGTATTGGTAATAAATCTGTTATTAACTCTTTGGCTTGTTCCCTAGTGAGTTGAAGCGTGAATCCATCACGGCATCCAGCATGTATGTGGATATAATCTTTATGATCCGTGACGCAGATCGAATCAGACTCTTGCACCGTTAAAAAAACATTATGCTGTACTTTCATCTTGCCCTCCTGTTAGATTACTTCCAGGGTTTTGGTTCTGAGTAATCAAAGCCAAAGCCACCATATTTAGCCAAGAATCGAGCTTTCTTAGCATAGTTGCTTTCTGCACCAGGGTTTTCCATCCGATGTTTTTTAGCTACACGTTTCTCGCTCAATAGCTTTTGTCTCTTTTTGCCCTTAGCCATCTTGCCCTCCTGTTAATGGCTGGAGTCGGTTCGCCAGCGTTTGAATCCCTTATATCATGGGTGATATAGCTTTGTCAACAAAAAATTGCCTCTTTTATGCCTTGGAGGCAATTTTTCTATTTAGGCCACAGAAAACGTGGATTATAGCCGATTAGTTCACAAACCTTTTCCAACTGTCTGATGGTCATGTTCCTATTCTTGTATCCATTGACCATAGCGCAAAAATTGGATTGATGTAAGCCCAATATTCGAGCAAGTTCTGCTTGGCTATAATCACTCTGTGCTATCCATTGCTTTAAGACGTGGTATTCCATTTAGGCAAAAGCTATATTTTGTCTTGACATAAACATATCACCTATGATATATGCTGTTCATGGACTTGAAAACAGCTCGCCTTCAGGCAGGCTTAACCATCAAAGAGCTTGCCGCACTAACAAAGAAAAATCAGTCTACTATATGGCGCATCGAAAATGGAAAGCGCCGGGCATCACCAGAACTGGCACTTGAGATTGAGAAAGCACTTGTAGGCCGGATAACCCACGATGAAATTCTCTTTCCCCATCTTACCCCAAAATCCGCACCTCATACCACACTATTAAATAAGTTTACACATTTTTTTCTAAGGAGGGGCCATGCCTAATTTCTTCAAGAAAAAGGAGAACACGTCTATTTCCGTATCCGCCCAGCTCATGGAAATTGTCAAAGAGATTGCCGACCGTAAAGGGATGACCGTCTCGGGCTTTACCGAGCAAGCACTCAAAGACCGTGTTTTGCAAGAGCAGCGAGACGATTGCTTCTTTTGGCAAGGACTCTATCAAAAATTTTTCGGCAAGTCATGTTAGGAAATATTAAGTTTTATTATATTTACTTGTTATGATTCCAACCACTTACTCACACAGGGGCAGGTGTGTGAGTCTTTAAGGAGAGGGATGAAACCCTATTACCAGGATAACTACTGCACACAATATGCGGGTCATATTCTCAATGTGTTGCCCTTCCTACCCGCTGAATCCGTCCAGTGTGTTGTAACCTCCCCGCCCTACTGGGGGTTAAGGGATTACGGCCTTGAACCTCAGATATGGGATCATCCAGGGGGATGTGAACATGAGTGGGGGGAATGGCAAGAGAAGCATGACGTGAGAGAAGAAATAACAGCTGCAAAATCAAGGACCACAAATAGATTCTATGGGGAAGAATCAAGATGTTTTGACGGTAATCACCAAAAGCATATGGCAGGACAATTCTGTCTCCACTGCAACGCTTGGCGTGGCTCACTTGGTCTTGAACCCACACCTGAACTCTACATCAAACACCTTACCGATATATTCCGTGAGATAAGGCGAGTGCTGCGGAAGGATGGGACGTGCTTTTTGAATTTGGGGGATAGTTATGCGGGGAGTACCATGCAAGGTGGTAATGGAGCAACATCGACTTTATCTGGTAGTAAGACATGGCAATCAAAAAATACACGGCATTTAATGTGTCGAAATTTATCAAACCTCAAACCCAAAGACCTCGTCGGCATTCCCTGGCGGGTGGCTTTTGCCCTGCAAGCGGATGGCTGGTATCTCCGATCAGACATCATCTGGTCAAAGCCAAACCCGATGCCCGAGAGCGTGAAAGATAGGCCCACCAAAAGCCATGAGTATATTTTCTTACTTACCAAGTCAGCTAAGTATTACTGGGATCAGGATGCGGTGAGGGAAGAATCTATATACCCTAATGATAATAGAAAAGCTCGATCAATTAAAATGCCGGATGGATGGGATACGGGTCCCGGTGCGCATGGTTCTTTTCATCGGAAAGGCCGAGAAAAAGGCCAAAAAAGGTATCCAACGGATAAAATTTCTGGAATAAGAGAAGGCTCAGCTACCTATCCACGTCGCAACATTCGCTCCGTTTGGACTATCGCCACTCAACCGTTTCCAAAAGCTCACTTTGCAACATTCCCGGAGAAGCTGGTCGAGACCTGCATCAAGGCAGGCACAAAACAAGGGGATACCGTGCTTGACCCGTTTTCAGGCAGGGGAACAGTCCTGGTAGTGGCAAAGCGCATGTTTAGGAAGGCGGTAGGGATAGACTTGAAGGGTGAATATCACCGGATGAGTGAAGGGGAAATAAGAGAAGGGACTTTGGATTTTACATATTCAAGTCCAGCAGATAGCTAAGCTGGAAAAGCGGGTGGAAAAGCTGGAAACTGCCTTGCAAGTGATACATACATGGGCGGCACACGACGGAGATAAACCGGTCTATTCAGGGAGGGCTCTAACCCCAAGCCATGTAATGAAGCTAATCGAGAGGACACTAAATGAGTAAAGGCGGGAAGGCACCGCTTAAAGAGGCCGATATCACCAAACAAATTAGGGATTTGCTCGATGCCCTGGGGATATTCCATTGGAAGGTCTGGCAAGGCATGATGTCTAAACACGGTGTCGCCGATATTGTCGGCTGTTATAAGGGACGGTTTTTCGCCATTGAAGTCAAACGGCCTGGCCGAAGTCCAACCGAAGAGCAGGCCAAATTTCTCAATCAAGTGTCCAGGGCAGGAGGCATTGCACTGACAGCGTGGTGTGTTGAGCATGTGATTGCAGCATTGGATTTACCTATTGAGCTATGACTATTGACCCACACATAGAGCAAATTGTCGACCGTATGGTTGAGCTCGCCGAGAGCCGTAAGAAACCCGATGATCGGGTGAGTAGACTATATCAAATCGAGCTTGAAGTCGTGAGTCGAGTTGGTGAGGTTATGCGGCAGTGGCGGGAAGAGGAAAGGGATGAAACCCTACTACCAGGATAACTACTGCACCATATACCATGGGGATTGTCTTGAGATAATGCCTCAGCTTGAGCCCGTGCATTTGGTGCTGACAGATCCGCCGTATGGGAAAAACCATGCTGAATGGGATGGAAAGTATATCACCGGATGGGAGAAACACGCCTTAAAAGCAAAACATGGCGTTGTTGCAAATATAGACGGAATAGCCACAGCAAATCTAATACTCGCTTTTGGAGAAAATTATCGAGGTTTATTTTACGCATGGAATCGAAATGGCATGACAAGGAGTTCCTTGGGTTACATGAACATCATTATTGCTGTTTGTGCTGGTAAGGTTAGATTGGGGCAAAATTTCTGTCAATTTACAATTAAAGATTTGAGCAAGAAAAATCACCCATCTCCAAAACCAATTGAATATGCGAAGTGCCTAGTAAGTCGGTTTTCGGAAATTGATGAAACCATCCTCGACCCCTTCATGGGCAGTGGCACTACCCTTGTAGCAGCTAAACAGCTCAACCGTAAAGCCATCGGGATAGAGATAGAGGAAAAGTATTGTGAGATAGCAGTAAGGAGGTTGGCCCAGGAGGTTTTGGAATTTAAGGGAGAAAGGGAGGGATGAATAGTTTTGCCGGCATGAGGTAAACCTCGGGGGTGCGGCCTATCCCCGTACCCCGCCGGCAACCTTATTGTCTGGATAGGAGACACATGGCAAGTCCACAACTTGAAAATGGGTATACGAAAATTGCGAATGAATTACTTGAAGCATTTGCCCGGACGAATTTTAGCGCATATCAGCGGAGAGTGATAGATGCGATTATCCGTAAAACGTATGGTTTTCAAAAAAAAGCGGATTACATCGCAATAAGTCAAATTGTGGAATTAACTCAAATACATAAGGCGCACGTGAGCAGGACGTTAAGGGAATTAAATCATAGAAACGTAGTTACCCGATCAGGTAACCAAATTGCTATAAACAAGGACTGGCAAGGCTGGCAGGAGTTACCTAACGGGGTAACTCGCAAAAAAGTTACCCCATCAGGCCCCAAAGTTACCCAACGGGGTATCAAAAAGTTACCCGATGGGGCGGACACAAAAGAAAGAAAGAAACTATCAAAAGAAATATATAGCGCATTTGAAAAATTCTGGTCAATCTACCCTCGAAAGAAATCCAAAGGCCAAGCAGAAAAAATCTTTATGCGGATTAAGCCGGACGAGCAGCTTTTAGCAACTATGTTAGCCAAGATAAAGCAGGCCATAAAATCCGGGCAATGGGATGATAAACAATTTATCCCGTATCCAGCGACATGGCTAAATGCCAAGGGCTGGGAGGATGAGGACATAAGCCCGAAGGACAGCGGCCTATGTGAGAAATGCGGGAAAGAGCAGAAGTACATGGGCGGCCTATGTGCCGGGTGTTATTTGGAGAAGGAGTGAGTATGACAGAACATGCGCTATTTGACAGAGCATGGCTCAACGACATCAACACCAAGAATAAGCTGATTAAACGTGCTTATGAATTGAAGAACATACTCGCACGGGATATTTGGGAGGACGCGCTGAGGGTTTATGAGGCAAAAGACAAGTATCTTAATCAGCTGACGAATGAGGATTTACAGAAATTTGTCAAGGACCTGGAGCGGATGAATGTCTGACGACTTTCTCTGCATAGGCTATGAGGGTATGAGTCGGGCGATTATAGATCATAACGGTGAGAGGGTGTTTACGCCTGAGCAGATACGGCAGAGGTTCGGGAAAGAATTAAAAGAGGAGGGCGTATTGTTTAAAATGCAGATTGGGAAAGGCCAAGTGAAGAAATGCTGTGCTTGGGCAACCAGCTTAAAATTGTTTTTTGAAAAAAAATACATGCCATGAAAAAAGTTGCTTTTTATCGGTTTATGAAAACCGCTCTCTGTCAACGCTCTCTGAAAACCGCTCTCTGAAGCGCATTTGATAATATGAAAACAAGGAATTACAATGACTTACAATGATAATGGGCAAGCATATTGCTGTTGTCGTACCAGCCTACAACGAGGAGCGATTAATCTATGGGACTCTTCGCACTATCCCTGCTTTTGTTGATCATATTATCGTGGTTGATGATGCTTCTACCGATGATACCGAGGATCGTGTGGCCCTTGCCGAAAAGGATGATCCAAGGATTAAAACAATTATTCATTGCGAGAACAGAGGCGTGGGGGCCGCTATTGTCTCAGGCTATCAAGCGGCCCTCGACTATAAGGCTGACATTATCGCAGTCATGGCCGGGGACGGTCAGATGAACCCACAGGATCTTTACCGGATCGTGGAGCCGGTAGCATTAGGGGAGACTGATTATGCTAAGGGGAATAGGTTTATTATGCCTGCGATTAGGTATTTTGGTGGTGTCATTCTTTCTGCTTTTACTTCTTTTCTTACCGGCTATGCCATACAAGATTCTCAATCGGGATATACGGCAATTAATCGATCTATACTTGAAAAACTTTCGCTCGACAAAATCTACCCCCGCTATGGAATGCCCAATGACATGCTCATCAAACTCTCACAAGTAGGAGCCAGGATCACGAACGTACAGACAGCGCCTGTGTACGGCAATGGTGAGCAGTCGGGGATTAAGATATACAAGGTGATTTGGCCCATTTTGGGCATACTCGGGAGAGGTGCATGGCAAAGGATTTCACCCTTGCGGCTTATCAAGAGCTGATAGAATCGCTGATGGAAGCTAGATATGTAATTATTATGGTGGAAGAATATTTCAAATTACGAAGATCAGCTACAGCGCTTCTTTCGATGCCCTCTTTTGTTGTCCTCCGCCACGATGTAGACCGCAGGCCTCAAAATGCCCTCAGAATGGCCTATCTCGAAGCAGCTATGGGTGTCCACAGTACCTATTACTTCCGGAAAACCACCTTTAACCAGCATATCATCGAAAATATCCATTTTTGGGGCCACGAGGTTGCCTACCACTACGAAGTAATGGACAAGGCAAGGGGTGACATAGGGTTGGCACACGCTATTTTTAACAGCGAGCTTGAGATTTTGAGAGCCTGGGTACCGGTCAAGACATGCGCTGCTCATGGGAACCCGCTGACCAAACATGACAACCGGGAGTTCTTTGACTACTTTGATCCTGAGCAGTTTGGATTGGTAGGGCAAGCGGAGAAGGTAGGCGGAGAGTATATCACAGATACCGGGAGAGAAAACCCGGACTACAACCTCAAAGACTGGCCGGACGGAGACGGTCCAGGTGTGATGATCGATACATATTACAACATCCACCCCGAGCGCTGGAATGACGGCCTGGGCTGGTACAGGCAATGGGTGTTCGATTGGGGATGTAACCTAGCAAAGAGGTGTTTGCGTGCGCGTTTTGCTCATTAACCCACCTTTAACCGCAGAGCAGCGCTATGGCAAGGACATGGCGCAGTTCGGCCCATGCTCAGAGCCCCTGGGACTGGCGTATGTGGCCGGTGCCTTGGAGCAGACAGGGCATGAGGTGCGGATATGGGATGGGCAGGTACAGAAAACACCCTTGTATCCTGAGAAATATAATCTTGTCGGCTTCACGATGAATACTCCGAGCTATGAGGTTGTCAAAGACTACGTTCATAAGTGCAAAACTGTAGCTCCTGACGTTCCTATCGTCCTCGGCGGCCCTCATCCAACGGTTTTATCTCAAGAGACTTTGAGGGATATACCCGAGGCTGATGTGGTAGTGAAGGGTGAAGGAGAAAAGGCGATCTTTGACGCTATTAACAAAGGCTCTTATCGCTTTGTAGCTTCTACGGCTACGGGTGATCTCGACACCCTCCCCCTCCCCGCACGCCATCTCCTCCCCATGAAAGAGTACCAAATCACGGCCTCCCGCAACCGGGGACACCACGCCTATACGGTCATAGTGGCCCGCGGCTGTCCGTTCAACTGCGCTTTTTGCTGTCGGTTGCATGGGCGGAAAGTGCGCTTTCACTCAGTGAATAGGGTAATTCAAGAGATAGAACTCCTTGTGAGGGATTACAATGCGAAAGAAATCAACTTGGAAGCGGATACTATTACCGTTAATCGTTCCTGGATGTATAGCCTTTGTGACGCTCTTCGCGACACTGGCCTTAATCGCCGAATCTCTTGGACACGCGAGAGCAGGGTCGACACGGTAGATGAGGCAATGCTCAGGCGTATGAAGCAGGCCGGATGCTGGCAGATCAGCTATGGGGTAGAGACCGGAACCCAAAGGCTTTTAGACTTCATCAAGAAGGGCACCACGCTTGAACAAGTACGGGAGACATTCAAAGCAACTAAAAGGGTAGGTATCAATATCCGGGCATTCTTTATGCTGGGGATACCTACGGAAACACGGGAGGAATCACATGAAACCATTTCGCTGGCGAGGGAAATCAATGCAGACTGGTCACAATTCACCCTCTGCACTCCCTTCCCTGGAACGGCTCTCTTCGATTATTGCCGATCTCACCAAGAAAGTCTCAGCACTCGATGGGAAGATTACAAAACTCATGGAGGCTGGGAAGGCGGCAGGCTGGCTTACACCCCGAGAGGAAGATCAGAACAAGAAATGAAAGCCCTGCAAAAGCAAGCCTATCGCTCCGTATATCTTCAACCAGGGAGAGTATGGTCATACCTTGCTAAAGTGCGCTCTCTCGGGCAACTGTGGCAGGGCTTCAAAGGTGCGTGGGTGGTCTTAAAAACGAGGTGGGCATGATGAACCCCACGATTAAGCGCCTGATATGGGGCGTAGTGATATTCGGTATTGTGACCGCAGTTGGGATTATCTTCGGGAACTGGCCCCTATGAAAAACTGGCTCACAATCATAGCAACCTTTCTCCTGGTGATCTTCGTCAGGGTCGTGGTCACCAAGGAGCAAACCGTATTGGCGGCTCTCTCCTCCGGCCAATATAAAGAGGCATGGCTGGGATTCAAGGCGCTCTTACCTACCGCGAACCCTCCCGCGAAGATCGTCAAGATCCCGGCCATAACCTTGAACGAATGTGCTCAGGGCTATGTTGACACGCCCTTGTATCACACCGGGGGCTGGTTCATGCGGTGGATCCAGTGGGGGAAGCTCAAAGCATTGTGGAAACTGCGTGACGATAGCTCAGGAACGTGCCTTGACTTCGGCTGCGGTAACGGCGTGATGCTGCCTACGTTGGCAGAGCATTTCAGCTCTGTAACGGCGTATGACAAATACCCCGATGCTGCGAGAGAGCTAACAGTAAAACTCAACCTCAATAACGTAGAAGTGCGAAGAGCTAGCTTTGCGGGCTATGTGCCCTTTCGAGATAAACAGTTTGACGTTGTATGGGCTTCATCCGTCTTGGAGCATTTCAAAGACCTGGATCTGGCCGCATATCAACTATATCGTGTCCTCAAACCCGGAGGCCACCTATTGTGTCTCTCCCCTTCAGAAGATTGGCTCTATCGGCTTGGCCGGAAGCTCTGCAAATTGCAGAAACCAGCGGATCACTATCACACCGGCAAGGAGATACATGCAGCCTTAGAGCAGTATTTCACCTGTGAGGTAAAGAAAGCATGGCCTCCGCTGTTAGGAACCTATGTGATGGGGAGGTATAGGAAATAATGCCTCCGAAGAAGAAAAAAGAAGAAACCGGCCCGCAGATCATCAGAAACCGGATAACTGCGGAGCGGTTGTTAGAGTACCTGGAGAAAGAGCTTGAGGCGTGCGAAACCAAAGTATTCTCAACACAGCAAGGGATAGTATATTCAGAGCCTATGGTTGCTTGGGGTACACGCCAAAAGGCTCGCATGGATGCTCATAAGCTCAGGGGAGACTATCCAGCAGAGAAGAGCGAGGTTGATTTGAAACTGCCTAACGCTATGGCCCTGGTAGTCGAATCACGGCAGGAAGCGAAGAAGAAGCAAAAGAAGAATGCAAAATGAAGCCGTAGACATATTCAAGCAGCAGGTCCAAGAATGCGAGAGGGTGTGTGAGTCCTTTGAGTATTTCGTGGATAACTACGTCTGGATTGAGGATAAGGTAACGAGTCAAGCCATACCGTTCAAGCTGTGGGAATCGCAAAAGCGGATCATAAGTCGGCTCATGAAGGCTGACCGGCTTATCATCCTCAAAGCTAGGCAGTTAGGGCTTACATGGCTTACCGCAGCTTACTGTCTATGGAAAGCGATAACCAAGCCCTTACAGCTCATCGTTATTATCAGCTACAAGGAACAGATAGCCTGGGAAGTAACCGGGCGAATCAGATTCATGCTCAATAGCCTACCTGACTGGATTTATCCCGCGCTTCGCAAGGCAACCAACGAGGAGCTTGTCTTTTCCCATAATAACCTGCTTGAGTCCACGATCCAGAGTATAGCCACGACACCTTCAGGAGCGCAATCCAAGACGCTCAACCTCTTGGTACTCGATGAGACGTGCTGGAACCGGTATGTTAAGGACATTTACTCAGCATCGAAACCCGGCGTGGATTCAGCTAGAGGCCGAGTTATCGTTATCTCTAATTCTATCAAGACCGCCCCCGGATGGTTTTGGACACGGGAAATGTACTCAGGAAGCATGAACAGCAGCAATGACTTTGAGAGAATCTTTATGCCCTGGTCCGATCATCCGTTACGGTCAACCAAGCTCATCTATGACGAGGATGAGAAAGAGAAGATCCCTTTGTTCATCAAGGAACAGCGGGACGGAGGCATGGACGATGAGGAGATTAGTGAGCACTATCCAGCTACCGAACAGGAAGCTATTAGCACTATGCTTGGCAGTTATTTTGGAAAGGTGCTGGCTCGGCATACGTTTACAATGGATGGCAATAGAGGCAGCCTTGAGGTCAACCAGCACAAGGAAATAGAGTTTGTGGAGAACAAGCGGGGGATCCTTGAAGTGTGGCGCTATCCCTATCACCTGGTTGACGGATGGGACGGACGCTTTTGGGAGAACCGTTATTGCATCGGCTCAGATGTTTCCGAAGGCTTGGGCGAAACCTACAGTGTGGCCTATGTCATTGATCGGCACCTCGATGAGGTAGTAGCCCGGATGCGCTCGAATAGAGTAGACGCATACGAGTGGGGAACGCTGCTTTTCCGGCTATCACAATTTTATGCGAACGCGGACGGTAACGCCCTGATATGTCCCGAAAGGACAGGGGCAGGGATTACCACGTGCAAGCGCTTGGAAAAGCTCGATGCAATGCTTTACTTCAAGATGATACCGGCAAAAGTAGGCCCTCCCACCAAAGAGATAGGCTGGTCTGAGACGAATCAGAGCAAACATGAGCTTTGCGGGGATCTCAAAACATGGCTCAGGCAAATGAAGGGCACCATGTATGACGCTACCCTGATTGACGAGTGCTCTACGTTTATCAGAGATGAGAACGGCAAGCTGGGCGCTGAAGAAGGCAAGTTCGATGATTGTGTAATTGGCGCAGGCTGTAGCATCCAAGCCAGTCACTTTATGGGAGATCCACCGGCGCAGGTGCCGGAAGAGCCGAAGGGGTGGCTCAAGAAATGGCAGAAGGGGGATTACTAGAAGAACGTAACTAACATAGTTTAGCCCCGTTCCGAAGGCGCACGGTAGGGGCAAAAGCCAACAAGGAGCTCTGATCTTAGCTAAGGAGATCAGGGCTTTTTTGTTGGCACAAGGAGCACATGGCAAGCAAGCACAAAGAAAAGCTGACAATCAATACCGATTTCCTGGAAGCATTGAAGGAAGTCAGACACCGGGTAGAGAATCCGGGCAAGCTCCCCTCTTTGGTATTGGCCGGGAATGTCTACAGGGAGCGGGATATTCGAGAGGTGCAGACCGTAGTGTTTCCGCCTTGGGAGATAGGCTATCAGGTCTTGCCCGTGCCGGATGCCGTAGGCGTCTACATCCGTAACATCTGCTGCAAGATGCCGAAAGACCGAATAGACGACCTTACGGACCGAGATATTGACTGGCTTTTGATTCATACCAAAGTCCTCGTGGACGATGGCCAGAGCGATCTTATGATTGAGAAAATATCGCCGAGCTGCATGAAGATTAGTCAGTATTTCATGCCGCTGTTTCTCAAGGAGATGAAACCGAATCTTGTAGTGCCGGGAGGCAACAAAGATGCCTGAAGCATTTGAGAACTGCAACAAAGCAGGCGGGAAAGTCAGAACCATATCAGGACCTAATAAACAATTCAAGGTGCCTGAAGGCAAATACCGCCGTATCTGAATCAAGGGCGGGAATGTCCATTTAGGACATCTAGCAACACCGAAAAAGAGCACGTAATGGAACAAATCGATCTGAAAAAACTGGAAGCGGTTATCACCGGCAAGGATGCCTCGAAGATCCTCGAAGTGTACTCTTATCTCAAGATTTACAAAGAGGACACCAAGCGCGCGGAATGGCTCACCCGGCGTGATAAGTGCTGGGGCATTATCGAAAACGACAAGGAATCCTGGTGGACCGGTGAGGAGCTTGACGAGATTAGACGGCAAAAGCAGGAGCCCAATGTCACAAACAAATGTGTCAAGGGCGTGCAGGGCAAGGCCGCTATCGTTACGGATCAAAAGCCGGAGATCAAGTTCTTTCCCATCGGCAGTTCTGATCTCTACATAGCGGAACTGCTGAAGCGAGGGCACGATACGGTATGGACAAAAAACGAGGGAAATGACGTTACCTATGACGGCGTGGAGGAAACGCAAGTGGGCGGCATCTCCTTCCTCAAGGTGCGTCACGACCCCTCTAAAGGTCCCTTCGGCAGAATCCTCTTTGAGGAAGCCCCGCCCGAGGACTTCTATTGGGACAGGAACGCCCGCCAGAAAGACCTCTCCGATACGCATATCATCGAGGCAAAGTTACGCTCAAAGCCTTACATCAAAGAGCATTACGGAGACATTCTGGACGAAGAGGATCTGAACTTCAAGATAGAGCTCAAAGAGGAAACAGACGCTACGTCCAGCGGTATCACCGGAGCGGATAACTATGCGGAAGGCGAGAAAGACAAGCTGGACAGCGATTCAACCGCGCAATCCGAGCCGGAGAACATCTGGGAGATCGATGCCTGGATGCTCAAGACCGGTGACGAAGATTGGGTGGTAAGGCCCGGCCCGGATGGGTTGCCGCAGGCCGAGCCGATTGAACTCGATAAGGAAAAGAAAAAGGACCTTAAGGCCGGGGATGCCATAGAGGATGGCGTGTACTGGCCGAGAAAGCTCGAAAAGAGAATCCACCGCTTTATTATCGGTAAGAAACTCATCGAGGAGCAGGAAAACCCGCACGGCATGGATGCAGACGGAAACCCGGTGCTGCCTGTTATCGCTATCAGAGCACAGCGAACCAGAAACTCGTATCCCATGAGCCCTACTGCATACGCTAAAGACCCGAACAGACAGCTCAACAAGGCTACGCTGCAATTCGCCCATGCCATAGCGCACCTGGCGAACGCTCCTATTGTACGGCCTGCACAGGGAACAAAGTGGAAGGGAGAGCCCGGAACCCCCGGCTCAGAACTACTGGTGAGCCAGACCTCTGCCTTTACCCCGCAGCGGCTACAGGCCGGTTCCATTGATGCCAATAAGTTCCTGGAGATCCGGCAAATGGCAGAGGCCGACATTAACGATATGTACGACATCCACGATGTTATGCGGGGCAAAGTTCCCGAAGGAACCGACCCCTCCGGGCGTGTTGTGCTGGCCCTTCAGGATATGGGCGGCATGATGAGCAAGCCCTTTCTGAGAGTCCTGGAAGCTGCACTCATACGGCTGGCCAAAGTCAATATCGCCATGATCCTGAAATACTGGCCTCGCTATATGTGGGAGCGCCTATTGGAAGAGGATGAATGGCGAAAGTGGATGCCCGATGAGGAAAAGGCCAAGCTGGGCGAAGAGATGGAAGAGCCTGACGAGGAGATGCAAGAGAAGATACAACGCAAATGGGAAGATGCCCTTGAGAAGATACGTCCGGCAGACGCGAGCAAGCCCCCTGGGATTAGCTTGATCGATCTGGACGTTAAACTCACCGCTGGCTCGTCTCTGCCAACCAATAGGATAGCAAAGGCGCAGTTGGCAATGGAATACGTAGAGGCCGGTATCTACGATGCCGAGGCCGCACTTGAGTATGTTGATGATCCGAATCGTGACAAGATAGCTGCCCGTATGAAGAAAAAAGAAGAGATGATGATGCAGGCAGGAGCCCTAAAAAAATGAAAGGAGGAAAGCCATGGTAACGCCAAAGAAACCCAAAGAGGTTGAGATCAAAGGCGAAGTTCTGTTCAAGAAGGTTGACCGTCTCGCTTCCTATTTCGAGCTGGAGCAGGACGAGAAATATCTTGCCAACCGAACCTTTACCTTAGATCGATCAGTGGTGCCGGACGACTACGAGCCCGAGAAGTACGAAGTCACCGGCGAGTACAGCATCAAGATCAAAGTAACGGAAAAGTAACCGACTTGACCCGGAAGGTCATGCAATCAAGGCCTCTTACGAGCCTAAATCGTATGCGAAAGGAGATAATATGGGAGTGCTAAGGAAATGGTGGCATCCTTTTTGGGAAATCCTCAAAGAACAACGAGGAGATACCGGAGGGGATAATCAATTCAGCAAAGAAGAATTGGAGATACTAGGCGAATCCGAAGAGGAATTGGGACAGGAGACCCAGGACACCTCGGAGGATAAGGGAGAATCGCAACAAGAAGAGTCCGAAACCGAGCAGACCACCGAAACCGAGGAAGAAGAGACCGAGGAGACGGAGCAGGAAGAGGAAGAAGAAAAAGAGAATATGGTGCCTCAATCCCGCGTGGATCAGATCGTGCGGGAACGAGAGGAAGAGAAACGGAAAAACGACCTTTTGAGGCGTGATCCCCAAGCCTATTATGAAAAGTATCCTGATGAGAAGCCGGAAGAGAAGGAAACGGAGACAGCACAGACGACTTTTGCAGACGTGGCTCACATGCGCGTCCAGGGCGGAACCTATAACGGTAAAACCCTTCAGGAAGTCTATGATGCCGACCCGTTCACTGCTATGGCCATTTACAACGATTACCGTGACGAGCAACGCGAAACCCAGCGGAAAACGGTTGAAACACAAGAGAGGCTTAAACGGGAATCGGAACAGGAGGTTAATACCTTCACCGAGAAGATGGCCCATGAGATGTTCGGCAAGGAAAAGGATAACCTTGAAAGCAAGGAAACCAAGCAGCTTGATACCTTTATTGACGGAATCCTGAACTGGATGGAGGAAACGGGCAGGGCTAATACAATGGCCGATGCCTACATCCTCATGAACCACGAGGAGATCCTGAAGGCTGCACAGGTGCAAAGCACCAAGGCCCTCATTGACGGATTGAGCAAGGGAACCGTGAAGAGCGCTACCACGCAGAAATCCGATGAGGAAAAAACAGGATACGGCAGGTTTATGGAGTATTCGGAACAGCAGCTCGCAGACCATATCGACAGTTTGAGTGACGCTGAGATGGACAATTTCATCAAGAATGCTCCGGCGAAACTGAAAGAGAAACATCCAAAAGCGTTTGCGGCTTGGGATTAACGCTGAGAGAGGTCATTAGACAAGGAGGTTTTTCTAATGGCCGACTGGACTTTTACGACCGCAGATGCCCTTACAGCGCAGACCTGGGCAAAGAGGTGGTGGATAGAGGCCAAAACCGAGTCCTACTTCTTCAGCCAGGGTTTTGTCGGCGCAAGTGAGGAAACTAATATTATCGTTGAGTTCCCGGATCTCGAAAGAGAGCAGGGATATCAACACACCTTCGGGCAGGTCAGAAACCTGAGCGGTGCCGGTATCAGTGGCGACAATATCATGGAGGGGAACGAGGAAGTTCCCAACGTCTATGACGATGCAATTACGATCAACCAAAAGCGTAATGCCGTCAGGACAAAGGGTAAGCTCTCCGATCAGTACCCTTCGGATAAGGCAGTTCGCCAGTGGGCACGGCGTTTGCTCAAGAGGTGGAAGGCCGACACTATCGACCAGGATATGTTTGACGCTATCTGGGATAGCCCGACCAAGGCTCTCTATGGCGGGGATGCTACGGGTACGGGAGACATCGAGGCAGGCGATTACATGACGCTGGCCTTGATCTCCAAGGCCGTTGCATACGCCAAGAAAGCCACCCCAAAGATCATAGGCACACCGGCAGGCGGAAGGCGCTGGTTTGTATGTGTCATGTCTCCCGATCAGGAATTTGACCTCAAGGAGCGTGACGCTGCATGGAGCCAGGCGCAGAGAGAAGCGCAAAAGCCCGGCCCCGATAATGCGCTGTTTACCGGCGCAATCGGACGGTGGAACAACACGATCCTGCATGTGCATGAGCGCGTGCCCACATCAACAACCTGGGGCGGTGGCGCTGTGAACGGAGCAAGTGCCGGGTTTATGGGTGTCGGATGTGCGGGAATCGCCTATGCCAAGCGCAAGGTTTGGAATGAAAAAACCTTTGACTATGGCAATAAGGTTGGTTTCTGCATCGGTGCGATTTACGGCATGACCAAGGCCGTGTTTAACAGTGCCGATAATGCGTTTGTGGTTATCCGAACCTACCGGACCAATAACTAATGATCTTTGGGTGGATAGCTGAAAGCTGGCCGCTGAATGCGAAAAGGGGTAACTCCCGGCCCCCTTCCGCCCATTGACTACCGGGGATATGGGGAGAAAGAAGATGGCACAAGGAAAACTCACAGATCCGGCTGAGAAGGCCACAAAGGAAAAGGAAGATAAGACGTTGGAGCAGGAGATGGAATCGCTCAAGGTAGAAGGTCTTACCTTAGATGATTTCCAGCCTGTTCCGCAGCATGTAGCACGGGCGGCACATCCGTTTGACGGCTACCCGGAGCGCAAGATTACAGTAAGTATAGACGGGAAGGAGCGGGAATTGAACGTCACGCACGTTGTCGCTGTCAATCCTAAAGAACCGGAGTACCAAGACCCATCCGGCCGGGGTGTTATCATCCAGAAGAAGGTCGGAAAGGGCACCCGCGAGGAGCGCGTCACCATTAAAAGCGCTCACGCGAGGCCGGTTCGGGATTACGAAAACGGCGGCATTACCATTGATTGTGTCTTTGACCGCGAGATCCCGCTTGCCGATGGGACCACCATGACACGGTGCTGCCTTGTACCCAGCCATTCCGCACGGGCTCAGATTTGCTTCAAGCTCGACATACGCGAGGGCAGGATACAGGTCGACAATCGCTATGTGCTTCCTGACGGAAAGCAAGTGAACCGCCTTCGCCGGGTCTATGAGATGATCGTGAATCCTCAACTGAAGGCCGAGAATCTGGCCCGGTGGGTAGCAGGGGAAACCCCTGAAGAGCCTACCGAACTGGTTGAGGAAGAATAGAGGTATAAACGATGGCTAATATACATCCAGAGATCAAGCCGAACGGGGTTAGTGATAAGTACCTCATTGACCTGATGTATATGCTTCAGCAGTCCATGTATGGCCTTTGCCTGAAGTTAGATACTGAGGGCACCGGACTGACAACCTATGTGGCGAATTGCTATACGGCGATATTCCATACGCAAGTGTGGGATTACCGGGGCAACAAAACCCAAAACGTGACTACGGTCGATCACATCATCATGCCCAGCGGAGGTTTATCTAATGCTGCTCTGATCCAGTGGCTTTATGACTGGATTAACAGTTTTGAGACGCTTGTAGAGCAGTTGGACGGTGACGCTGGTATTACTGATGATAACGACTATGAGGATCTTTGCTATGAGGCTCTTGTCCTACCGTACATCTTTGAAAGCGGCAGGTACGATCAGCAAACGATTCTCGGCAACACGGATTCAACGGGTGGTTTTACTACCATGTTGGACAGCGCGGGTACGCCCTGGGTAGTTACGAGGATAGGTCCGACAGGGAGGCCGACTGATAGAGTCCTGTGCGATTTGCTTTACGATATTATCAACGCATGGGAAACGCTGTGCGAGAAGATTGACGCAGATGCAGCGGCAGCCCCACCGGCAGCGAATAACTATGAGGCATTATGGTACACGGCCACGGTTCTCATGCGAGTCGAGAACAGTCAGGGCAATGTACTTGGCAACTCACAAACCCGTTTAGGCTAAGAAGGAGGTAGAAAGAATGACAAGGAAACTTTTAACTTTTGTGCTGGCAATAGCTCTTGTTTTCAGCGTTGCCATGACCGCACATGCAGGCTTCAAAGATATGTGGGCGCAGGTTTATTCCTGGGATGGCACACTGACCGCTGACGGCAAGATGGAGCTTACGAAAATAACCTCCGGTATTACGTATGCCGTTATGAAGGCGGATAGTGTAGCTACACTTGAAACGCTGTACTACTATGATTCGGATGCTATGACTTCACTTGCCAATCCGGTGAGCGGGACGAATTATGGCAGTGCCACTGTCGGCAACGATATGATTCGCTTTCGGGTCGATCCCGCAGAAACAAATGATGAGGCTGTGGATCTGATCGTGGTGGATCAAGCCGGCGGCTATACTGCGTTTGTAGAGGATTTTGACCAGTATACGCATAGCGTGATTATAGATGAGCGTCCGAACGTCCGGCATCATGGTTGCGCGTTTATCGTAACCACCGGATCAAGTACGGAAATAGACACCGGTATTCAATTCGATCGAGTAAGCGTTATTGACGCAATGCTCATCGAAGTCGGCACCGCTATGAGCGGCGGCGCGGGAAGTGCCGAAGTGAGCTTTGGGCTTGCCGGTGCCGGAACTGACGGGGATGCTGATGGCTTTATCATTGATGAGGTGTTGGCAACCGCTGGCTTCCACGATCCATTCCGATCTGGTGTTAATACCAGCGTCTCACTCGTTACAACGGGTGAAGGAATGGCAATTTTCGCGGCAGGAGCCGTGGGACCATTTTTGGGATATATGTCAACAGGGACGAGTGACACGGCAGACAAACAAGGTATGCTGGTGAGGACTCCCAAAATCATACACGGAACTATCGAGCAGAGCTTGGTTTATATGTTCTCGACCAAGGAAGCTACTGATGGTTGGGGTTTACTGCATTTTTGGTTTACCCGTATTAGATAACCTTAAACCGGGGGCCTCGGAAACGGGGCCTCCGCCCTCAGAGAATATGAAGCGAAACCTGATCATATTTGCGATTCTCACGGCGACAATCTTGATTGTTTACTCCAATAGTTTGCTTTGCCCGTTCCATTATGATGATTCGGTCAACATCATTCGCAATAAAAACATTCACATGACCGAGTTTAATTGGGAGAGCGTCAAAGCGAGCTGGTTCGCCGGTGGAGCCCGAGGCGATATTTACCACCCCATTCTCTACCGCCCGGTGGCCATGTTCTCCTTTGCGCTTAATCATTATTTCCACGGCCTTGAGGTGCTTGGCTATCACATTGTCAATGTCATTGTTCACATCATAACCGCCCTGTTTCTGTTTTTGTTTATCATGCAGGTTGTGACCCTGCCAAAGCTGAAAGAGAAATACGGCGAGTATGCCTGGCAGATTGCGGGAATCGCTGCGCTGCTATGGGCCATTAACCCGGTACAGCTTACCAACGTGACTTATATCGTGCAGAGGCAAAATGCTCTCTGCGGGATGTTCTATATCGCAGGATTGTACTTCTATATTAAGGCCAGGAAGCGCTATTCGCTTCACCAGTACATTTTCTCAGGGGTAGCTATAGTGTTGGCTATGGGCAGCAAAGAAAACGCAATACTGGCCTTTCCTGCCATTGCGCTTTTAGAGCTTATGTTTTTCGGGATAAGCAGGAAAAAGCTCTATGTGTTCGGCGGGTTTATCGTTGCCGGTTTTTTGCTCACGCTGGCCGTGCAGGGATGGGAGACATTCACGTTTTCACAACTGCAAACTGGTTTTGCAAAGCGTGATTTTACGATGGGCGAGCGGCTTCTCACGGAATCCAGGGCAATCGTATTTTACATTATGATTTTGCTTATTCCCTATCATGGGGCTCTTTCTCTTACGCATGTAATCCCTGTTTCCCGGGGTCTGTTTGATCCCCCTGAAACCCTCATAGCCTTGAGTATAATCGGCATTATCCTTTTGCTCACCGCACTCAAGACGAAAAAACAGCCGCTTATAGCGTTCTGTGTGTATTTCTTTTTTCTGAATCATCTTGTGGAAGGAACAATCATACCGCTGGAATTGATCTATGAACACCGGAACTACATACCGAGTTTCTTTTTTTTCCTGCCAGTAGCGATTGTGATTATTCACCTTTCCCGGCGCTATCTAAAGCAAGCCGTGATTGTGGCAACCGCAATGCTGGTGCTTTTCTTTGGGTTTAATACCTATGTGCAAAATGCCGCATGGCAAACGGATTTACGGCTGTGGGCAGATGTATGCAAAAAAAGCCCTGATCCTCGTTCGGTGTTTAATTATGCCGGTGCAATGTGGCGGCTCGGCTATCATAAACAAGCCCTCAAATATTGGTATGTCGCTACATATTTTAATAAGTATTTTGGTACTGAGTACAGCACAAATAGCAAGATTATCCCTTATGGCCGGGTCATGCAGATGGCCAATCATAACGCTTTTATGCTCGATCAAATGCAGAAAGGGAAATTTAGACCTGGCTGGGCAGTAACTACACGATTTCCAGAACCCGGAGACGTAACTGATGGCTGATTACCTCACCTTTGCAGACATATACGGCGAAATAGAGAAGGTTATCAAGCACTTTGACAGCGCCATGAGCACCATGGTCAAGGCCATGGCGAACATGGTCTACATGAATGAGCTCATGGTAGCTGATGACCTGTATCCCCTCTACTGGCTTGTGGACTTTGACGACACGCTCAAATCGGTGGCCCCGGCTACCATTACCGATATTACCTCGGCAAACCCCGGTGTGGTCACGGCAACCGCGCACGGTTTCGTTACCGGCGATCTTGTCTCGATCCACAGTGTAGCTGGTATGACCGAGGTAAACGACCGGATTTACTACATTACCTATCTGACGGACGACACCTTCAGCATCGTGGATACGAGCGGCTATACCGCCTACACCTCAAGCGGCACAGTACACCACAGGGGCAAGACCCTGGCAACGGCTGGAAAGAACGTGCAGCGGATTCTTGAGGCCGCATGGTGTGACGAGGGGAAAATGACCGAGATCACCCCGCAGGAGATAGAATCGAACACCAAGTACCATTACAACGACACTACGGGCAGGCCTGAACGATATTATCACGGCAAGGGCTTTAGTTCGGCGGGCGTGGAGACGAATCAGATTATCTGGTATCCCGGAGCCGATCAGGAATATATTTTGCGCTACTGGCTTGAAGAGCGGGTTTCCCCGCTTTCAGCGGATGCCGATGTTCCTGTCCTGCCTCCGGTCTTTCACCATGCGATTGTAGCAGGTGCTATAACACGCCTAGTTGAGGCACAGGTGCAGGTAGATAATGCCGTGGTGTGGCCGAACATATACAAACAGCAGATCAGGGCCCTGGTCAATTTCAACCGGCGATACTACGAGGAACATGAGAAGGAGAAACGGGAGAAGCGGTATTTAATGTAATGTGCTGTTATGTGCAGCTAAACCGGCATTTAAGGTGCCGTAACCAATGAATAAAGGCTTTCGGGCATCGGGCCAGAAATGACCTACAACGAGGGCACCTATGGCAGTGAGAGAAAAATATATTTCAGGTTGTTCTTCATCGACAGCAGGATTGATTTCCCAATTGGCAGGATTCTTGAGCATCTTAGTGGTGGTGTAATAATCGGCGAAATGAGCGAGACAGAAATAACCGGCAGAGATTTTCTCTTGTTTTGTCCAGGGTCGCGGGGCAGCACAGGAAGTCAGTAGAGTAGCGATGATAAAGAATATCACAGCTAATTTCACGCTAAGGAGAATGATACCATAAAATGAAGAAGATTACAACCTTTTTAATTTTGCTGCTTATCGGTCTCAGCGTCTACGCCTTTGCTTCGAGCTTCAAACCCTACTCGTATCCCTTTATCGGACGCTGGCAACCGGCAGAAGATCCCCGCCTGATAGACGATTACGGCTTTCAGGATATTCAAAACCTCAGAAAAGAGGGCAAACGCCTGAAGGGTGTCTCCGGGCATAGCAAGATAAACACCACGCCCTTTGATACCGATGAGCAGTATCCCGCTAATGCCTTCCATTTCAGAAAAGACAATCCCGCTGAGAGCCATGTACTTGTTTTAGCGGTAAGTACCGGCCTGGATTACGAGGGCAAGATTTGGGATAACGAGACGGCTATTCCCACGGCGGGGGATTTTGTCGGCACGGAGATTTATACCGATGTGTCCGGCGCCGGCCTCGGACGCTTCTCTATGGCTCCCCAGGGAAACATGATCTATTGCAACGGTGAGGAAAGCGTAATTTGGGGAGGTGACGAGCAGTTGCCTACGGCTTTTATCGTTACCTATACGACCGTTGAGGATGAAGTAGAACAGCCAAAAGACTACACGGACAGGATCAGAACGAGCCTCGATGACAATGACGAGGTGTCGTGGATCGGCGGCGGGAATGATACTTATTGCAAGTTGCTTATGCACATGGACGGCACAACAACCGAGTTTGCCGATGCTGTAGGAGTACATGCCCCAAGTGCTGAAGGGGATGCTGCTATTACTACGGCTCAAGCGAAATTTGGGCCGAAGTCGGGGGTTTTTGATGGCGCAGGGGATTATGTATCTATCGCTGATCATGCTGATTGGGCTGCCACGACTGCAGAGGATTATACGATAGATTTTTGGATTTATTTCAATAGTGAAATCCATGACGGCGGCTTCTATTGTCAGCCTCACGATGCTAATAATTATTTTAGCTTTCGCTACAATTATATTTTGCTTACAGCGCACAATCTTGAGTTTGAAATATATGCTGGTGCTGCTACCGAAGCATCAATAACATATGATTGGACTACCTTTTTAGATTGCGCCTACAAGAAATGGAATCATTTAGCTTTGATTAAGGGCTGGGACTCAGATTCAAGTTTATGGGCCTTGACTATCAATGGGACGGTCGTTGGCACTACGCCGGCTGCAATCGACATAAACGATTTAGCGAGTTCTATAGAAATCGGACGCGACGAATCCGATAATGAGTTCGCAGCGAATTTTGATGAATACCGCATTTCCAAAGGCATAGCCCGCTGGACCTCAAACTTTAATGTCCCTGTCCGTGCCTATGTTGACGCTTCCCTTCACTGGCTTGTCGGCTATACCCGCCCGCTTCAGGGAGTTAAGTTCTATCTCAAAAATACTAATTCAGAGGCAGGGGCCACCATTACCGCTCAGGAATGGAATGGTAAATCATGGGTTGACCTCTCCGTAACCGACAACACAACCGGCCTCACCAGCAGCGGAACCGTCACCTGGTCCTCAACCGTAGATACCTCGAAGCCCAAGTACCTCGAAGGGCAACTCCTCTACTGGTATCAATTCCATATCGACAAGGGAGACGCTACCATCTATCAGGTCACGGTAGACGCTCCCATGCAGGATATTACGAACATCTGGGACGGCACCAACCGGGGATGTACTGCGTGCAAGACCTATATCGGGGGAAACTGGAAGGATTACTTTGACCAGGCCAGCGAGTACGATTGGGATAGCGTTATTCTGGACGCTATGACGACCTCGGAATACTGGTACGTCGGCTTTGCTGAGCCACAGCAGGGCTTTCAATTCTACCTAGATCCTTCGGGAACTTATGAGAACTCCAATGCCGCAGAGCTTACCGTTGACCGCTGGACAGGGGACACATGGGAGAGCGTGGGGGATATTCTCAATCAAACGCAGGCCTCCACGACCTTCGCGCAGAGCGGCGTGGTGCTCTTCTCCGCAGCAGAGCGGGGAGAGGAATTCGAGCGGGCGATACAAGGGAGCGCACCGTTCTTTTTCTACCGCTTAGGTCTCTCGGCAGGTCCTCTGGATGGCGAGACGGAGATTGACCAGATTGCGGGCATTCCCGTTACCTATCCCATCAAAGGCTATAAGTTCCCCGGCTTCTACGGGGGCAGGTCATTTCTGTTCAATCAGACCGTAGGAGAGCAGAACAAGGCCATATACTCCGCTTACAATGCCCCGGATATCTGGAATGGAGATGATTCGGGGAGCTTCTATTTCGGGGACAGCGAAGGTATCACCGCGGCAATTCCCATATACAACGTCTTTCAATACTCCGGGGTGTATCAATATCTCGTTACCAAGAATCACGAGACATGGCGGGTATGGGGAGACTGGACGGATGAGCCGAGCGCCTGGGAGATGCAGCTTATCTCGGAGAAAACCGGGTGTGTGGCCCCGCTGTCAATGGCCGCATGTGACGTGGGATTCACCGGCAGACCCGATGAGATAAAGCGGCAGATCGCAATCTGGCAGACCGACACCGGCGTGGTTAAATGTGACGGCGCCACGATCCAGAGCATTTCCGAAGATATTAAATGCTATTGGGACCCGAACGATACGCGCTGCATACCTACCGCCAGACTGGACGATAGCGTGGGCTGGTACGATCCGGCTTTACGCTCATACAAGCTCTTGATTTCTTCAGGCGCAGGGCAGGCTACACACAACGTAGAACTTGAGTATTCCCTGGATCACCAGGAATGGACGAAGCTCTATCGAGAGGATAGCAATGGTCATAATCCCTTACAGGTTGGCTTTACGGTCAAGGATACCGCCGGGAAGAATTACTCTTACGGCGTGGACGATAACGCCTATATGTATCGGCTGGAAAACGGCCTCACCTGGGACGGTGAGGACATTGCCGAATACGTCTGGACGAAAGACCTTATGCTGGATGATGAATGGCCCTTGTTACGGCATACGGTAATCGAGTATTTCCGCTTGCTCTATGAGAAGAAGGCTACCACCGGGGAGACGATCAGCATAGCGCACTACTGCGATAACATCATTACCTCGGCTACCACAGCGCAGACCTGGGAGCTACCGGGCGATATTGACCCCGGCACGAACGAGTACCAGACAGACCAGTGCGTTTTAGGGCCGTGTCTGTATCATAGTTTCAAGATTTCGGGAGATTTTGACGCAGTTTATGACGGAATGGAGCTTATCGGCCTTGGGCTCTATTACGAACCCTTTGAGAGAATACGCGAATAGGAGCGAGAGATGTATCAGAATTTCACGCAAAAGTTAATGGAGGCCAAGAGAAAGGCCCGGCTGGCAGGGCATCCGTTGAGCAAGAAAGAAGTCGGCGGGATCGTGAGCGGCTACGCAAGCGGGGCCTCGGAACGGCTGGCCCGGCATAAGCAACTTGCCCTTCAGGAGCGGGGCCTTGATATTCAGGAGAGAGGGCAGGAAGAAGAGATCAGAATAGCAGAGGAAGCACGAAAACAGGAAAGGCGCGAAGCACGGGGCGCAGCTATAGGGGCAGGCATCGGTTCGCTGATCCTGCCAGGTCTCGGAACTGCGATTGGTGGCGGGATTGGTTCATTAGTCGGCGGCGGCTGCATTATCATCTCTGCCTGCACAGACCCCGACTCTTATGAGGTCAACATAGCGCGCGAATACCGGGACAGCTACATGAGCCTTGAGGAATTGATAGGCTACTATACTCTGGCCCGCCTTATTGTTCCCATCATGCCAAAGAAGCTCGTCAAGCGCTTTCTGGTTGACCGGCTGGTTGATTACGGGGAAGTGATACTCGGCAAGAAAAAGCAACTCAAGTTTATGAGTTCATACTGGATAACTACGGGATTTCTAAAGCTATGTGAGGGCATTGGGAGCCTCTACATTTGGAGAAGGATGGAGGTGTACGAATGAGCCGATTCTATATCCCTCGAAGAAATACCGCCCTGGATTTCGGGCAGATGGCATTACGCCTGGCAGCATTGAAGCAGGGGGGAGAGCAGTTTAAACAGAGCCATGCGCTTGCCCAAAGCCAGCAGGCATTATCCGAGAAAGAGCAGGCCCGCTTGGAGCGAGTGAGCAAAGCGGAATATGGATATGACCGGAAGACAATGCATCCGAGTGAGGGTGTAATTAGTGAGCATGTGCCGGGGCTAGCTGAAAGACGAGTATCCGTACAGGAGCGACAGGCAGGTACGGCAGAACAACAAATTGCCATTACCGAAAAAGATTTCAGCCCTTCCAGTGTAATGCGGTTTGAGAAATTACAGCTTGCTAATGTAGGGCTTGATAAAGCCTGGAAGCCAGTTACTGACATTATTAAAGGATGGGCAAATGATCCTCAAATAACAAATCGAGCAGCGTATCATCTTGGTATAAAAAATTGGCCTACCTTGCAATCGTTAGCGCTTGAAGGATTGGAAAAGGAATATCAGAAAAGTTCTCCCGGCCCTCGACAGCAGATGCTTGAGCAGATGATTGACCAAATTTCCCAAGATACCACAGGAGAAACAATCAACCAAATAATGCCAGCAACGGCTAAAGCGATAGAACAGGAACAGCTTTTGCTTGAGTCAAAAGGTTCGGAATCCAGGGCTATGAAATCCTGGGTAACGCCTGACAATAAAGTCATCAACCTGCCAAATAATGTAGCCCCGCCTGAAGGTTCTGTACCCTACAGCACGGGAATGGACATTGAAGTCACTGAAGGGGGAACGCATATCAGAACAGGAGTAGGAAGAACCGCTGGAGGTATGCAACGAAGAACGGCAGGAACCCTTGAGGATAAAATTTTAAATACTGTTGAAGGTATCCAACGCCTTGAACAGATAGCGCAGAACTATCGACCGGAATATCAGGAACTCGGTACCCGGTGGAAAACCTTTACATCGAAGTGGAAAGAAAAACTCCGGGGAACACCTATAGAAAAATGGGTTGATTTAGGCTTAGAGCCTGATGACAAGGTTTTGTTAGAGAATTATACGGCTTTCAGGCGGGATGCCATAGACAATATCAACCGACATATCAAAGAAATTACCGGTGCCCAAATGAGTGAGAAAGAGGCTAATAGACTCAGAAAGGCAATGCCTGATCCCGGAGAAGGGTTGCTTGACGGGGATTCTCCTACAGAATTTGAATCGAAATGGAAATCAGCGAATACCGCTTTACGGATGGCTCAAGCTCGATATGTCTATCTCTTGAAAAGCGGCATGGATGAGAAGTCAATCAAGGACATGGCTAACAACGATATGCTGCCCTCATTAGCTAATATGAAAGGCATTATCAATCGGAAAGCCGAAGAAATCAAAGCGGCAAATCCGGGGATCCCAGCGGGGCAACTGAAACTTGAAGTGTCACGATATTTCGGGTTGGCAAAATGAGCGATATAGCGACAGATATATTAGAAGGGAATATCGGCAAGAAACAGGAAAAGAAAACGCCTAAACAGCCTGATATAGCGACTGAAATCCTTGAGGGCATTGTTCCTGTTCAAACCGAAATCGGCGGAAAAGAAGGCCCTTATTTTCTTCAAACCGAAGAAGAGCCAACGGGTAAAGTCAGTACCATTACCACAAAGCCGGAGATAAAACCTGTTCCCACAGACGTACAGCGAGCAGGGTTTGGCACACTTGTAAAGGCTGGCCTTGTAGATGAGCCCGAAACCAAATTAGATATTCTCTCTCAAGGTATGGGTATCCCGCGGGAACGATTCGGCATGGTGGAAGGGAGACCGGTTTATCAAGGAGATGATGGTATCCTTTATTATGTGACTCCAAGCCAGCAAAAAGCTAAAGGCATGGCTGCGGAAACCTTAGCGCGGAGCCCATCTATCGTTATGGGCACTATCGGGGCGGGTGCTGGGCCGTGGACAGCGGCATTAGGGGCCGCAGGAGGGGAAGGCATACGAAAATCAATCGGCTCTTTGGCTTATGGAGAACCGCAAACAATTTCGGGCACTCTTAAAAGCATGGCTACTGAAGCAGCACTTGCTTACGGTGGTGAAAAGCTGCTTGGTAGGGGAGCCATACGCGCAATGGATGTCACCAAAGGCAGGAAAGGCGCGCGGCTTATTAAGGCGGCTGGCAGAGGCCGGGAACGGATAAGCCTTGAGGAAACAAAGCGAATCGCAGGGCTTGGGAAACAACATGGAATTGACCTATTGCCTCCGCAAACCACAAGAAGCCCTGAGCTTATTAGCCGATTCAATCTGTTAGCCGATCTACCGGAAACCGCAGACAAGATCGGTGGAGTACGCAGAGCGCAGGCGGAACAGATACAAACCGCAATCAATAAAATGCTCAATAAGATAGCACCGCCCACAACTACAGCCGAAAGCGCAGGAACGGCAGGAGTAAAGGCGGCAAAGGCAAGCATACAGGCGGCTAAGAAGGTAAGGGCGGATAAGGCGGCACCACTTTATAAGAAGGCATTTGAAGAAGCTCCTGATGTAGACATCAAACCTGTAATAGCTTTGATTGACGATGAATTGAAAACGGCAAAAGGCGAGATCAGGAACCAGCTATTGAGGGCTAAGAAGATTCTGGAAAAGCCAGATTTGCCACGTAGAATAGAAACTGAGATAGCAGGAAAGGTTGAACTAACTGCCAAATCACAAGAAGTGCTCAAGTGGATTGATTTGGGATATTCAAAGCCAACTGCAAAATCAATGGCTATTCTTGATGCAGCCATAGAAAGTGCAGAAGGTCATCCAGGAAAGGGCTTATTTCCTTGGTCTGTGCGCTTAACAGAGGAAGCGGCAAAAAAACTTGGATTAAAAAATAGATTCATTACAACGGCTACAAATCTTCATGAAATAGCAAATAAATGGAAAACCATTTCTGAAAAAATTGCAAAAGATGTTTCCGAATATGACACTTCCCTCCAGGGTCTCCACGGAACCAAAATGGAACTTGACGATATAATAGCAAATGCCAAACAAACCGGCCTTGGCAACACAGTCAAGCGAAACTACTCCAAAATCAGAGAAACCCTGCTCAAACAAATGGACGCTACAAGCCCCAACTATGCCAAGGCCCGCAAGATATTTGCCGGGGAATCAGAAACCTTTGAGCAGTTAGCAGGTAAAAAACGGCTTGTTGGCAGATTGGCAAAACTGGAAGGTGATGAAGTCGAAAAAGCAGCAGGCCTCTTATTTAAGTCCTCCCCGGAAATTATCAACAAAGCCAAGCCCGTTATCACAAAATACGGCGGAGAGGATGCCTGGAATGCTTTACTTAGAACACACCTAACAAAATCCTTTGAAAGCATCAAGGAAACGGTAACCGGTGGAGTAACAAATCTAGGTGGGAGATTCAGGCAAAAGGTTTTTGGTGATTTATCTCAACGGAAAATTATGAAAGCTGCCATGTCTAAACAGCAGTTCAAGAACTTGGAAGATTTTTCAGAAGTGCTTGATAGGGCAGGCTTGATCCTCGGGCGAGAATCCACGACCGCAACCAGATTGATTCAGCTAGAGGAATTTGGCGGCACAGCGGCACAAACGGCCAAGGCCATAGCCTATCCCCTGCACACCTGGAAAATGACCGTTTATAAGAAGGTTATGAATCTTTTGGGCGGTAAATACAATGAGCGGTTGGCTGATGCGATGCTTTCAGAGAAGGCGGCTAAACAACTTGAAACCATGCTCCAATTAAAACCAGGATCACAAAAATTGCTCCAGCAATTAGGGACATTCGTAACACTCGTGGGCGGGCGACAGTATCTTCAAGAATTGCAAAAAAAGCGATCCCCAGATATTCCCCCAGAAACCATAGCAGGGAAGCCAAAACTAATCCAACAGAAAGGCCCATGAAAAAACCGACAGGAATAAGAAACAAATACTCAAAGGGTTCTTCGCAATAAGGGATGGCATGAGCGGCAACGAAAAAGGCTGGAAAGAAAAGCATTACGAAATATTTGGAGATGAGTTTTCGAAGATTACTCATATTTGGAGAATAATCCCATCAAGGAGGTAAGTCAAATGAAAAAAGTTCTCACCATCACCCTAGCCGTTTTGCTCATTGCAGCAGGAGTTTACGCAAGCGGCTGGTCAAAATCCAACGTAACCTCGGTTGCTACAGCCACAGGAACGCCAGTCACCGCAAAGCCCGGCTATCTGTTCGAGGTCATTGTCCGGGGAGATAAAGCCAGCACGTGCACCTTTGACGTTTACGACTTCGCTACGAATTGCGAGATATTCACGACAACCGAGAAAGAGATGATTCCCACGTTGGTTATCACAACCAGTGAGGTTGACTGGTATCAGCCGATACCGTTCAACACGCCGGTGCGGTTTTATTGTGGGTTGTATCACTATATTGCCAGTACGGGAGAAATAGGCGTGTACTGGCTTAACGATGGGGATATGTAAGATGAACCGCTCAGCGGCGAAATACAGCCTGCAACCGACGGACAGCTTTACTGGGAGGAGATAGAATCGAGTATGGGATGGACATTAAGAGATACCGGTACTGCTGGTGCCTACAATAACACTACCAGCCACACTGCTACCGTCAATGTGGTAGAGGGCGATTTGATTGTAGCCTTTATGGGTGGTGCTGTAGCTATCGGTGATTCTGTTATTTCCGATGATGATGGTAATTCCTACACAGAAGAAGAAAAGTTTGGCTATCTGGATACACGTGCCTTAGTAGGGTGGGCTATTGCGGGCTCGGATAATGCAACATTGGATGTTACGGCGGACTGGGGCGATGGTTGGGAACATCGCTGGCTTTGTGTTGCAGTCTTTAATCCTGGTGGCGACACCGTAAGCAAGGTAAACACTGATACGGCGGGGGTCTCCTGGGCCTCCAGCAAAACAACAGCGGAGCTATCAGGTACACAAAATGATGTATTAGCCATAGCAGCGGGGAGTAATACTCACAGTAAAGCACTTGTTGATTCCACAATAGGCGGCAATGCACCGGATAATAGCCAAAGTCCTAATAACAATGTTTATCAGTTTTGGACAATATATAGTGCCGGTGCCACGGATATTGACGCTTATTACGAGATAGAGGCTGATTCTAATTGCGATTTGCAGCTTACCCTCTTCGAGCTTACGGCGGCGGGGAGCCCTTCAGCTTCAATATCACCTTCAATAAGCCCCAGCCCCTCGGCTTCTCCTTCAGCCTCGCAATCGCCGTCTGCTTCGGTTTCGCCTTCTATCTCTCCAAGTGAGTCGCCCTCGGTTTCTCCCTCTGCTTCAATTTCGCCTAGTATATCCCCTTCGCAATCCCCCTCAGCTAGCGAATCGCCATCTATTTCACCGAGCGAGTCTCCGTCTGTCAGTCCTTCAGCTTCGGAGTCACCCTCGATTTCTCCCTCAGAATCAGCT